ATGTCTTGGTTCTTCTACTTCCTTTTTTGGGTGGTTTGGTTTGTGAGTCTGGTTTTATTTCTACCAGTATAGTCTTACCTTCTTTAAATGTTATTTTTAAATCAAGAAAATATCTATGGTATCTTTTATCTACTTCATAGAAATACGGGACAACAACTTCTTCGGAACTCCACGATTGTACCTTGGGATTATCATCACACCAACGAAAACAATTGCGTTCCCATAGAGAACGAAAGATGACATTCTCATAATCACCTTTATACTTTTTTGTATTTTTTACTTTATATCTTCCTTTGTATGTCTTCATTCGTGTATAAATAGAACTATAAAGTATTTATAGGAAACATACATGGCAGATAAATCAAAGAACTTCGGGAACAAAGTCGCAAACTTCGGAAAGAAATTTATCGGTGGTCTATTATTTGATGACCTACCAGAAGCATCTGCAGTCTCTAAACCAGATAGACTTGAATATCCTTTTCATGACACTCAAGATTATAAGTCTTGTATTCAGTTTGGTCTTATAGATGAAGAACCCGTAGACTTAGGTTCATTGATAGGGTTTAGTTCTGTATTTAGTAAGAATGAAACAGTAGAAGGTGAAGAAAAAGAGAACGGTGAGGAAAATGGTACTGGAGAAAATGAAACAGATGACATCAAAACTTTAGAAGATGCAGAAGAAACTAAAGGAGAAAAGTCAGAATTCAAACCTATAATTAGAAAAATAAATGAGTCCAATCCACCACTTATCACAACGGAAGGGCCTGTAAAATTATATTTACCACAAGCAATTCCATTTCGTGATACTGCATCATACGAGAATGTAGATTTAGGGCCATCTGGTGCTCTTGCAGAAGCAGGTGGTAATGCAGCATCAAGTCTAATTGATAGTCTACTTAGTGGTGTCGGTGCGACTGCGTCATCTCTTATGAGTGGTGAGTCACAAGCACCAGAGTTAGCAAGACTTGCAATGACTAAATTAAGTGTAGCAAAGTATCTAGGTGGAGAGGGAACTGCACTTGCAGTAAAACAAGCATCTGGTGTGACTTTAAATCCAAATACTCGGTCATTGTTTAAATCAGTTGCACTTAGAGAATTTGCATTTCAATTTAAATTTATCCCGTTATCAAAACAAGAACACGATACAGTAAAAGACATTATTGCATTTTTCAGAGAAAATTTATATCCAGAAAACATTAACATTAATGTCGGTGACCAAACAGCATCTATTGGTTATAAGTTTCCAAAAAGATTTCATTTAAAAATATTATACGATGACAAAGAGAATTTCAATGCACCAAAAATCTTACCTTGTTATCTACGTGATGTGACAACTACTTTTAATCCTTCCAATCAAGCAATGCATGCCAACGGAGAATTTGGAGAAATAGATATGTCTCTTGCATTTACAGAAACAAGAACTCTTGCGAAAAACGATATAGTAGAAGGTGGATTTTAATGAGTACTAACTATTTTAAAAATTTTAAGTTTGTTCCATATTCTTTTGGTAATAGAGAAGACCCAGTTTTATTTAATAATTTAACAGAATATGTGGATATTATCGATAAGATAAAACAAGAAGTATCTTTTCTAAACAGATATACAATTGTCGGGGGAGATAGACCAGATAGTTTATCTTTTAAATTATATGGAAGTATAGATTACTATTGGACATTTTATTTAATGAATGATGACTTAAGATATAGTGGGTGGCCTGTAGATACTGGTGGATTACTAGAAGCTGCAATATCCAAGTATCCAAACAGAACAATAGTGACTGCAGATAATCTGGGTGCATTGTTTCCCGTAGGACAAGAAATAGAAGACGATGCTTCTGGTGCAAAGGGTACAATAGTTAAAAGAAACTTAGACTTAGGACAACTTGTTATCAAACTAACATCAGGGACTAAGTTTACTGCGGGTGGAGCTGCAGTATATACTGATACTGACGGTGTTATTCAAACACTTACGATTACCAGTGAAACCGAACAATATAACGCAATACATCATTATGAGAATACCAGTGGTGAACAAGTTGATGTTGACCCATTTAATTTAAATACCAGTGGACTTGTTCCAGTCACTTTTCGAGAAAGAATGGAAGCAAAGAATGACTCTTTAAAACAAATAATAGTAATCAAACCTGAGTCAATTGATACGGTTGTATCTGAGTTTAATCGTTTATTGAAACAATAATGTTATGTCACAATCTTCACAATTTTCTATAACTAAATGTCAAATATCTGCAGATAGGTTTGGTGGATTTGATAGACAATTTTTTGATGTAAAAGCAAACGTCATTGATTTAAACATTTATGAGAGTTTAGAAAATCCTTATCTGACTGGAACTATTTCAATTATTGATGATAAAGGTTTATATGACCTAATAAATTTTGACGGTACAGAAAGAATAAAAATTGAGATTGCGGGTATGGGTAAAAATGTTGACCCAGTGTTTGAAAGAACATTTATTATGGTAGGACTTGATAGACAGATAAAGGCTAAAGACAATGCAAGTGTTTTCTTATTTTCTTTAATAGACGAACACGCATACCTTTCAGAAGTACAAAGATTAAGAAGTTCATATCGAGGAACACTATCAGATATTATTGCAAAAATATCTGCACAAGAACTTGACAAAGACATAGACATATCGTATACTTTAGACGCAGACGAAAAAATCATTGACTCAGTACAAACCGAAATGCGAGTCATTGTTCCTAATTTAAATCCCATAGATGCAATGACATGGTTATTGTCCAGAGCAACTACAAAGACGGGTTCTCCTTTTTATCTTTGGGCAACTATTCACGATGATAATTTAAGACTTGGTAATTTAGATGTGATGTTAAAACAACAAGCATTTAATCATAAATTACCTTACACTTATAACAGTGCAAACATAAGTATTGCGGAAACTCAAGATGATTTTGCACAAGGATTTACCATAAAAGTTATTGAAGAAGGGGGAAGTTCGGACACACTTGCACTCGCACAAGCAGGAAGTATAAGTGCAGACTATTGTGTCACAAACTTAAATACTGGTCAGATATTTATGAAAAAATTTGATGTAGATACTTTACTGACTAATCTAAGTAATGAAGGTACAATCGATAAAAGATTTCAGAATGTTTTTGACGATAAGTTTAAATTAAAAGATAAAAAATTAAATGAGTATAGTAGTTCTATTATACACAATGTAGTATCAAGTGGTACATATGGAGAGTATAAATCATATCATGATGAATACGATAAACCATTGCATTTAAAGAAACTAGAAGGAACTGCAGTTAAAAACTTATTGTTTAAAAATATGAGAACTGTTGTAGTTCCAGGCACTGCATTCTTGGTAGGTAAAGCTGCAGTGGGTGACATTGTTAATTTAAATATAAGAAACGATAACACAGAAAATGCCACGAACGAAGACAATACACTTGACCAGAATAAATCTGGACATTATTTAATTCATGACCTAAGACATACCTTTAGAGAAACTTCACATGAAGTGACCATGACCGTATGTAAACTCGAAAGAAAAGGTACTAAAGAGTCTCAGTTCTCGGGTAGAGGTGCAAAACAAAAACCAAATATTAAAAAAACAAAAACTCAAAGAACAATACTAAGAGGTAAAAGAGTAATATAATGTACGATAATCCGATACCTAGTGATTTTTACGGAGACAATGTCCGTTGGTTTATTGCGACTGTCATAGATGCGAGTCCACCTTTTGGACTTGAGGGACGAGTAAAGATAAGAGTACATGGACTACATTCTCCAGAAACATACTTATTACCACAACAAGATTTACCTTGGGCTCAATGTGTACTTCCTACTACAGAAGGTGGAATGTCTGGTATTGGTAAAATACCTAAACTACAAGCAAACGCATTGGTCTTTGGTTTCTTTATGGACGGAGACCAATCACAAACACCAATTGTAGTTGGTTCATTACCACATATAGAAATACCAACCTTAATACAAAACAATCAACAGTTTGAAGATGTTGGAGATGATAGTAAACCTTCAAATGTATTTCAAAAATTTGTAGGTTTTTTTACTCCTGATTTTGATGTTGATGATGAAAACGATACTACGGTAGAAGGTCAACTTAAATTTGCGGGTGCTCAGGACAGTCGTGTTAAGTATGCAGTTCAGTTTTTTATAAACATAGGATATACTGAAAACCAAGCACTTGCACTTACATCGGGTTTGTTTATAAAGTCTAGAATGTTAACGGGTGGTACGGGACTTTGCGATTGGGAAGAAACTAGGTTTAGAAGATTAAAAAGATTTAGTGATTTATCTAAAAGGTTTACCGTGCAGTTATTCTTTGTTGCATTTGAACTAAATACCTATAAAACAGATGCAAACATAAAACTACTTTCAACTGAAAAACTTGATGCAGATGACGGTGCATGTCAGATAGTTGCAAAAGATTATCTTGATAGTAGAAGTATAAAAGAACGAGAAGAATTAATTGGTTTGATAGAAGACAAAGCAAGAGAGTTAAAAGAAGATAATGAGTAGAAATACAAGAAACTTAAAAAACCAAATAAACCAACAACTTCAAGGTTTAGATAAAGAAGATGCTTTATCTGCATTGGAAAATAGGGATTTTGAAGAAGTCCGTGAAAGACTCCAAGCAGGTAGAAATACAACGGTAGGTACTGAATTTAAAATTCCTGAAAGTATTAAATCACTCGAAACGGTAGAGTCTTTTAAAGGACAAGTTATTCAAGGAGAAGGTGCATGTGAAATTGTTCCAGAAGAAGCATTCTCTACAGAAACTTTAATAGACCCTAAAACAGAATTACTTACTGCGGGAACGGTAAACTTTACTAATAACTTTGCAACCATAACAGACGGTACTGGAACACCCACTGCAACAATTACTGGGGGAGATAGTAATCAACCTATATCAGATTTGATTGCAAGTTTGACTGGACACCCTTCATTGAAAACCGAGAAACAAAAGTTTGGTATGAACTTAGTGGGTTCAGGAAGTCCAGAAGGTCTTGATGCCGCATTTAAAAAAGGTCAAGAGTTATTAGGACAAACAAACGGTGCAATTAAAACATTACATAATGCTGCTGGTGGAGTTAAGTTTGTACAAAATCAACTATCAGGTAATGCAAAGGATAAGGCATTGTCAGTACTTGCAAGTAAAATAAGTGGTTTACCAGACCTTAATAACTTTATACCTAATCCAGAAGATTTAGCAGACCAGACAGAAATTCTTAGTGGAAACAAAGCACTATCTGCAAAGACCAAAGTTGCAAAAGCAAAACTGGCAAAGATTGCATCAATAGCTGCAATTGTAGGAACTGTCGCAGCTTTCAAAGATAAGTTATCAGGTTTTGTTGACAAAGCAAAAAGTTTTGTAAAAGATAATCTTGGTAAGATTGCAACGGGTCTTATTGTTGGGGGTGTACTACAAGACATTACAGAGAAGGTAGGTGAAACTATAAAAAATAAAATTCAAAATAATTTAGGTAAAGTAGTAAATGATGATAAATTAGAAGAGGTTAAAAAAAATGTTGCGGACGGAAAAAAAGGAGAAGCAACTAAAAATATTGTTAATGAAACAAATTTAAGTGAAAAGGGTAAAGATGCAGTCAATAACGCATCGGGAACAAGTGCAACCGATTTTAAAAATAATGTAGAAAAAAACTTAGATGAAAATGGTGCAACTGCAGAGGAGAAAAGTGATACACTTAATAAAATAGACATTGTTGATAAGTTAGTTAAAGAATTAAATCCAACTATATCAGGTACGTTAGTAAAAGATGCGGACTTTTATGGAGAACCAGTACCAATAGGAGAAAATATACCTAAGTGGGCTGGAGAAAGAACTGGAGATGATGCATTTACTTATGTCGCATCTGTAGAAGAACTTAACTCAGAAATGATGGCAATCTTTAGACCTATCTCAGAAGTAATTATACATGCGACTGAAACTGCAGAAAACAAAGATATTGGTTCAATTGAAATAAACAATATACATAAACAACTCGGACATGACGGTATCGTTTATCATTATGTTATAAGAAGAGACGGTAGATTGCAAAGAGGTAGACCCGCAGACCGTAAATCAGACCACACCGCAAAGGAGAGTCATAATAACTTTTCTTTAAGTATTGCATTGGTTGGTGGAATAAATCTTCCTACGGGTGATGTAAATCCCTTAGACAACCGTTCTGAGTCTGGATTTACAAGAGAACAGTTTACAACACTCGAAAGATTTATAGAGGCATTTTTTGTGAAAGTGCCTGGTGGGTTGGTATTTGGACACAATGATATAGAGATTGATGAACTAGACCCATACTTCGATGTAAAAGATTATGTCGAAAAAACCTTTAGAAAGACTTACGATAGGGTGGGTAATACTTTTGAGTTTGAAGCACTAGACCCAGATGACACGGAGATAAATAGTTAGTCATGACTACTAAGAAAGACAATCTAGAAAATAGACTCAAACAACTTGGAGAAGGACAAGAAGAGAGTATCGGAGTACCCAAGGACGGTTTTCAAGACCCAACTGGTGAGTATCCAAGAAGAGATTACAACTTCGGTTCAGGAATAAACAAAGCCGCAAGGGGTACAAAGATAAATGACCTTTATGTGAATGGTGGTGCAGAAGGTGTTCCACTAAACATTGAAGAACAAAGACCTTCTCGTTTTCCTTTTAATCAAGTAGATGAAACTCCTTCGGGACATGTCGTGGAATATGATGACACGCCTGGTGGAGAACGTATACTAATTAAACACCGTAAAGGTGCGGGTGTAGAAATGCGAGCAGACGGTTCGGTAGTTATTTCTGCAGTCAATAATAAAGTAGAAGTGACTGGTGGAGACCAAACTCTGATTGTCGAAGGTCATGGTAGTTTAGTATATAAAGGTAATTTAAATCTAACCGTGACTGGAGACTACAATGTTGATGTCGGGGGTAATTATAATGTGCAAGTTGGGGGTAATCACATAGAAGGTATCTCAGAGAACCATAGAACCTTTGTGACCAAGAATTCTGAATATGTGACCAAAGGTAGTAAGTCAACGAAAACTATCGGAGAACACACCGATATTATGTTATCAAACAATAATCAATATGTCAAGGGTAATCAAAAGAACTGGATAGAAGGAGATAATGAGATTGCAGTAGAGAAAGATATGTTTGTATCTGCAAAATCTTCTCTCGCAATGACGAGTGAAGTATTCAACGCAACGGGTATTAAACAAGTATCTATCTTTGGACTGAAAGGTTCAATAGGTGGTAAGAATGTAAACTTTACTGGAGATGTCTTCATGGGTAATGCGGGTGCGAAACCGTTTACCAGTGGTGCATCATTCTATGGTTCTTTCCACGGACAAGCAACTGAGTCTATCTTTGGATTGTTTGCATATAAATCTGAACGTGCTAAGTTTGCAGAAGTATCTGATTTAACACACTCACAATCGTATGCAGAGGCCGCTACATCTGGTAGTACACTTGGACATACTGGTGGTGCTCCAAATATTGCAATAGACCAAGAAACGAATAAACCATTAGGCCCACCACCGATACCAGATATTGTTGCGGCTTATGGAACAGTCGGAGAATTTGCAATACGTGATATATCAATTGATAACGAAGATAAACTTAAGAACGCACTTGACTTTAGTGATGACTATCTAGGGTTCTTTGATAGACACCCAACAACTCAGGAGATTAGGTCAAAACTTAGAACAGAAAGTAAAAGAGATGAACTTCTGGGACAAATGGTTGCAGAAGGTAGAGTAAGTAAAACATCATTTAGAACAAAACCAAAACGTATTGGTAGAGTCAGTGGTAAAGAACCAACATCTAGATTTGGTTATACTGCGATAGGTAATGCAATGGAGAATAGGGGTAAAAGATTTACTCCGAAGAAACGATGAGTATATTAGTAGTAGACCCAGTATATAATCCTAATTTAGTTGCAACGATTACATCTGCAACAAAGTTAGGGCCTGGTATAACCATTGCAAAGTTTCTTGGTGCATATGGAGATAGAACATCTTTTAATCATATTGGTACTAAAAAAGAAAGAGAAGCGATTGCAAGACAACTATATCTACAAGCAGAAATGATGCGTATGATAAATGGTAATATAGATTTATTCAACAAAGTAAGATTGATAGTAAGTGAAGGTATCTATCGTGCAGGCCCAAATGAAACTCTATCTGGAGATACTCTTGCAAAGAGTAAAGGAGAGTTAGTATACTATCAAGTGATTGGTAATGACGGTATTGTTGATTTGGAAACAACATTTGATATTGCAGAATACTGGAAAGACTATGCGGACTATGGTGAGATACGATTAGACTACGACTCTTATAATCCAGACAATACTCTTACTGCACAGATTGGAGTCCATATGCCTACTGTCGGAGAAGACTTTAATGTAAACTTTACCAGAATGATTAAGACTTTCTTTAATGGTCAACTACAATCTGACGGTGAGTTTGTTGAAATACTAGAATACTTTGATAGAAACGATAGAAGAGTATCAAGAAACTTATCCAGTAAGATTACCTACGATACGTCTGGTCAAAGTTCACATGGAAGAACCTTACAGAACCAACCACGAAACTTAGAAAAACAATTAGAAGCAGAAGAGACTATTGACAATCTTGCGGATACTCGTCCAGTAGGAAGTGGTCATGAGTTAACTAAAGTTCCAGAAAACTTAGATGTAGTACAAAGACACGTTATAAATGAACCAATAGATAGGAAAAGAATAATAGAAAGAACTGATAAACTTATTATCAACGGTAGAGAAGTAGACCCGAATAGTGCAGAAGGTAAAGCAGAACTTGAAAGAGGACAAAGACTCAGTAATAAATTCGATAAAATAAAACGAGAAAAAGATGCAAGAGTACTTCAAAGTAAAATTGATAGGGGAGAAATTTCTGGATATACTGCTGGTGGTGGTTTAGGTGATGACGAAGATTTCTAACGATAAAATAATCAAACGAGTATAAATAGATACATGGGAAACGCATACGCAAAGGAAGACCAAGGAGATTTAAATGTTTTTAATATCTCTACCAGTCGTTCGTCTAATTATAAAGACATTGACTTAACTTTCAAAGCAAAAGGAACAAGTGGTGATATATTTAAGAAAGAGAATGCGGCCGCAGTAAAACAATCAATCAAAACTCTACTTCTAACAAATAGATTAGAGAAACCTTTTAATACTGACTTCGGTGGAGATATTCAAGGTAGATTGTTTGGACTTGCAATTGATAATACTGCGAGTGAAATAAAAGACCAAGTATTATATACCATTGAGAAGTACGAACCCCGTGCAGAAGTATTAGACTTGATTGTCACACTTGACCCAGATAGAAATTCACTACATGTAAATGTAGAGTTCAAAGTAATAAATACGGGAGTTATAGTAGAATTTTCTACAGTAATCGAAAGGGTAAGATAACATGGGAACAACAACAATTAAATCAACCGCATTAGATTTTCAATCTATTAAAAGTAATTTAAAAACATTTCTTGCACAACAAGATGAATTTTCGGACTATAACTTTGAAGCATCTGGTCTTTCTAACATACTAGATGTTCTTGCGTACAACACACATTACAATGGACTAATTGCTAACTTTGCATTGAATGAGTCTTATCTTGGAAGTGCTCAGTTAAGAAGTTCTATTGTTTCACTTGCAGAAGGTATTGGTTATATACCAGACTCAATGAACTCTTCTCAAGGAGTTATTAATATGTCAATCAGTCTTGCGGGGGTTTCTGGTAGACCAAATAAAGTCACAATTGCAAGTGGATATAAATTTAATGCAACTGTAGATGACATCTCATATGTATTCCAGACTCAAGAAGAAATATCTGCAACCGATGACGGTTCTGGTGGATATAAGTTTCAAACTGCAGACGGTAGTGAAAACATTAAAGTATTTGAAGGAACTGCAAAGACTAAAACATTTTTAATTACTGGTCAAACCGAAAACTTTGCATACATTATTCCAGATGAAAATATGGATATTGATACTGCAGTTGTTAAGAACTTTGAGACTGCAAGTGGAGTAAACTTTTCAACCTTTACTGATTTAAGAAAGGCAACTAGTTTATCAGAACTATCAAGAATTTATATACTTAAAGAAAGTCCTAACGGAAACTTTGAACTTAGTTTTGGAAACAAGACTACTTTAGGTATATCACCAGTTGCGGGAAATAAGGTCACAGTTGACTATCTATCAGTAAAAGGTGCAGATGCTAATGGTGCAAAGATATTCGCACCACAAAGTCAAGTACAAGTAAATGGTGTTGGATACACCGCATCGGTCACAACAGTATCTAATTCTGCGGGTGGTGCTCCAAAAGAAACTGTAGAGTCTATCAGAACTACTGCACCGTTTCAGTATGCAACTCAAAACAGAGCTGTGACTGCAGAAGATTATGCAACCCTAACACAAAGAAACTTTAGTTCTTTACTAAAAGATATTACATCTTTTGGTGGAGAAGATGCACTTGAACCAGAATTTGGTGTAGTATTCTTATCACTATTATTTACTGACGCAATTGAAAACGATACCTTGACTGGCCCAACAACAAAACAAGAAACCAAAGACGCAATTGTAGATTTACTCAAAGATTTATCTGTTGCATCTTTTGATATTAAGTTTATTGACCCAGTTAAGACTTTTATTGAAACTACTACATTTTTTCAATTCAACCCTAATTTAACCAGTTTAACTGAAAACTCAATTAAGTCATCAATATCAAATGTAATTTCAAAATACTTTACTGACAACACTGGTAAATTTAAACAATCATTTAGAAGGTCTAACGTACTTACTTTGGTTGATGAAGTAAGTCCCGCAGTATTATCTTCTCGAATGAGTGTAAAAGTACAACAAAGATTTACTCCGACTCTTACTGCAGTAGAAAATCATAGTTTAAAATATCCAACTACAATTGCAACTGCAGATGATGTAAATAGAATTATAGAGTCTTCTGCGTTTACTTTTAATAACAATAGTTGTATTTTAAGAAACCGTTTAGGTTCTACAACAATTGAAGTATTTTCAAACACAACACAATCGGTGATTGTAGATAATGTTGGTTCTTTTAGTGGAGATACCGTGACTCTAACTGGATTACAAGTAGACTCAATTAACTCAGGGGATACTTTTATTAAGTTGAGTGTAGTGCCTGCAAATGAGTCTTTTGTCACACCATTAAGAGAAACCGTTGTCGAATTTGATAGTACAAGGTCAACAACACAAGCAGTTGAAGTAGATACGAGTGTAATAAACTAATATGGGACATAAAGTAGACGATACTCTAAGAGACGATAACCGTAGAGAACTTGCGTTTGCTACGGGTCGTGATGTTGAAAAAGTTTTACCAGAACACTTTAAAAGTGAGTATCCAAAACTTGTCTCGTTTTTAAAAGAATATTTTCACTTTGAAGATAGTGACGGTTCTCCAAGTAAATTAGTAAATGATTTATTTTATGCAAGAGATATCAATCAGGTAGATGAAACTTTACTTCCTTATATAGAGGACGAACTATTATTAGGTCAATCTTATTATGAAGGATTTATTGATAAAAGAACAGCAACAAAGTTTTCTCACAATTTATATAGTAGTAAAGGTACAAGATTTTCAATACAACAATTTTTTAGAATGTTCTACGGTATCGATGTAGAAGTAGACTATCCTAAAAAAGACATTTTTACTATAGGTTCGTCTGAGTTAGGTGCGGACTCAATTAAGTTTTTAACCAATAATGGTTTGTATCAAACTTTTTCAGTGCGAATAAAAAGTGAACTATCACAAACTACTTGGGAAAGACCATATAAATTATTTGTTCACCCTGCTGGAATGTTTATTGGTTCAGAAGTAAGATTAGAAAAAATTGGACTTCTTGGTACTTCCGCACCACTTTCTATCGTAGATGAAACTGCGGGTGAAATTGATGTGGTTGCTTCTAACACTGCAATGTTCAGTCAAGTAAATCAATTCGCACCAGAAGTCACTGGTCTTTTAGATAGTGGTGGTACAACTCTTAGAGTTATTATTGATGATA